TCTCTTAACGTGAAGTTGAGTTCCTCGAGTTGTGTTATGTTGTATTTCGGTGTTACAACATCTCTAAAATCATCTGTTATGTGTATGTTTGTCGACGGGTGTTGAGATATGATATATTTTTTGATATCATAGAACATACCCACATCAAACTTACCGGTTGATGTGATTATATATTTTCTATTCGGTACGTATCTTGATCTGTATCTCATGAACTTGGCAGCGTCATTGTTCACTGAAAATGCTTCGCGTACCTGTTCAAAAATATCTCCGGTCATCACACCCTTTTTACCGGATTTATCCATCGTGAATTTCATCATCATAACGTTTCCATCTTCATTATCTCGATAAGATTTTTTATATCAAATGACATGCTAGAAAATAGTTTTTCAGCTCGTTCTAACAATTCAATCACCAGCTCAATATCGTCTATTTCATGCTGTCTTTTTATAAGAGCTTCATGCTTGGTGACAACCTTTTCAAGTGCCGGGGTTGTAACTTGATACGTGCTATTTTTTCTAGCCTCTTCAACAAGTCGTTTTTTGACTTGTTCATAATCTGCACGCTTTCTATGCAATTCTTGTTTGTGTCTAACCAATCTACCCACCCATTTATGTTTGATGGCTGGAAGTTTCATTTGCGTCTCTTTGATTGTGAAATCATCAAACTCGACATCCTTTTCCATTTCTTTGACATATTGTTCTAGAAGACTCATAACTTATTACTAAATATAAGTATATACTATATTTTCAAATAATCAAGATCCCATGTCATTATACAAAGCATTGTTCCTCAAAGTATTAAGCGAAGACAACTTCGCTGGATCAGGTGGTGTGTTTGGTGACACCACACCAGGTGATACTTTCAGCAAAGATTTTTACGCACCAGGTGACATGCGCATACCACATGCTCTTGGAGCGAAAAAGAAGAAAAAGAAGAAAAAGAAGAACAAACGCAAGGTTGACACAACATCATCCCAAGCGTTTCCAAAGGTTCAGACACGACATGGTTCTATTTTCTCAGGAGGTAGCCACGGATCTATTTCTGGATTTGGTAGTTGATACTGATATAATATTAATACATGCCATCTAAAAGCAAGACGAAAGGTAACACTTTTGAACGTGAAGTTGCCGCACATTTATCGGAAGTTTTCGGTTACAATTTTGAACGTGTACCAAATTCCGGGGCTTTTGTAGGTGGTAAAAACAATGTGCGTTATGACAAACTTTCAAAATCTCAACAGCTCATCTACGAGGGTGATATACTTGTACCTGATGAGTTGTACCAACTAAAAATTGAGTGTAAAAATTATAAAGATTTTGCTTTTCATCATCTGTTCACAGACAACAAAACTTTGAATGATTGGATTGACCAAGCACGTAGCGACGAGAAAGTCTGGTTTCTGATATTCAAAATCACAAGACGTGGCACATTCGCTTGCATGCATGAAAGTCATTTCAAGCTATTTAAGCGTTGCCTCGAATCACCTAATCATGTAAAATACAAAGATTGTTACATTGTTGCATATGATAATTTTTTCGAGACAACCAAAGACATGATAGTTGAGATGAAGCATGAGACCGATTAATTGCTTCGAATTGCCCAGCGTGTGTTTCTGTTTGCTTGACTATCGAAGCATTCTCAAATCGTGTGAACCGGACATAATAAACGACTTGCATCAGTTTCAATTGTTGGACAACATGAACATGAGAAACAACGACACCAAGAAAGTCATGTACCATCACGTGATACACATGCTGTGTGAGAGCGTGATGAGCGTCAAGACAAACAACAAGATCATCGTGTATAACAACATGGACAACATCCAGCTGGATCTGTTCAAATATTCAACACGTACACAAGTTGTCAATTTTTTAAACACATTGACCCGGAAGATCAAGACTCTACTACCCATAAAAATATATGACCACGTGGATGATTACGATATGTTCGTGGATAGATGTAAAGAATCAACCGCTGAATTGAGGAGTCGGTCGCTGTTGATCGATCAATTTCTCAAGAAACAGAGCGAGAAAAGGTTCGATTTCGAAAAAGTTAATAAATTCGCAGAAAAATATCAATTGACATATTTGTCACAACAGTATTTTAACAAGATGAAAGTTAAGAATCTTGTGTTTATATGATAAATACTATATATGACCGATCAATTTGACAGCATGGTTGATGACAACACACCTGTACAAACAAAATTAAAAAATTATACTGCTGGTAATGAACAGTCTAGATGGGCAAGTGTGCTCACTAGTTTTTTCGAGAGCGTCGGTATCGAGACTCGCCGAGATGCTCAATCCGCGAGCAACATTGATGCTGTTGAGAATCTATCAAAGTATCCGGAACGGTTTCTCGAAATACTCCAACGTGTGGTACCACAACCGTTCACATTTGGTCAACAACCAGCTGCAGAAGCGAATGATCAATTCGGTGATTTATTACAGGAAATGTTACCAATAAGAGATGAAGATCGTGCAGATCTTAAACGTATGCTTGGACGTAGCATGCCAGAACATGAGTTAGAAATGATAGTCAGTAACGGTGGGCAACTGGTTCAATTGATACAACAAAATTTCCCAGAGTTGAACATACAGATGGAAGGTGTATATGATATACTGAGGGGAGCCGGGGAACTCGGTCGAAAAGGATTGAAAAAAGCTGGTAGGTTTGCAGCACATAAAGGTAGGGAAGCAGCACAGAAAGGAAAGGAAATAATGAAAAAAAGTCCCGGAATGGCCATAGATGTGTTGAACAAATTTTCAAACGAATTGGGTAAACCGCATGAAATTTCTAACAGACAAGATGCAAGTGGATTAGCTAGCTTTTTAACCGGGGGTAAGAGAAGTATATCACCAAAAAATGATTATAAGGATAATAAGGAGGATAAACCAGAGATCGAACAACCACAACCTGAGAGAAAGATAAATTTTTACGATGAATGGAAAACCAGTGAAGGACAAGGTGCACGTACAATACAAGGCTTGTATAGATTGTTAGACAAATTTGGTGTGACAAATTTTGATGATTATCTCAACCTGTTACCACCAACCATGAAAAAACCGGACGGTAGTTACAACACCGGTTCAGTCATTCCAGATACAGCTATCATCAAGATACGCGACAAGTTGAAGCAAGAACAACTATCAGAAAATTTAATTATGAAACGAACATTCAATGACATTGTACAGCATGCTGGCGAGCAGCTGCTTGAAGCACCCGAAGACGAGATGGCTGCTGCTGATCCAGCGATGGATCCTGCTGCAGCAGAAGCTCCTCCACCTCCACCGGTCGAAGAGCCAATGGCTGACGCTGCACCAGATGACATGGACAAACTACAAACTGACATGCTTGAACTCGTGAGACGAGCATTGATCATCAATCCGAAAGACATCGATCAAGAATCATACATGCAGCTGACCACCCGAGTCAATTTCGACAACATGCAACAAGTCAAACCGCTTTTGCTGAAACTTGTACAAAATCATTACCCAGATCTAGACATGGGTGATGTACCCAAAGGACCTGGTACATGAGCAACAGAGACATAAGTAAATTATATAGTGATATGGTCACCGGTAACGGTAACCACAGTCATGTGATACGTGAATCAAATTTGTATAGTAGTGTTTATGAGGTACATAACGAAAGTTTTGAAGTTGTTGATCAGCTTAGTGCTATGGACACAGGAGAATACAAAGCGTTTTTTCTCACTAGTGAAGGTTGGAAAGGTGTTAGATTGACAAAATTACAAGTCGAGGAGATGTATGAAGAGGCTGAATCATTAACAGATAAAGGAGAGTTGATTGAGAAAATTAAAGAGATAGCCGCAAAATCATCCATTATATTTGACGTTGCAGAAAGGTCATCGTCCGACGTGATGAGACAGTTAAGAAAATTTGTGCTGGATTCCGGAAGGTTGACTAAAGAAACATTTCCAGATCAATACAGTGACGCTATACACGCAGCTAACACCATCATGAGTATCATTGAATCCGGGCAGTTACAATCTCAATTGATCAAGTTCATGAACGGAGTAGATCACGGCATAATGTTCAACCTGTTCAATGCAGCTGCTCCAGATCAAACAAGCTCCTTAGGTATTGCTTTTGATTTAGAGAATAACAATGACATGCTATACATGATGCCAGCTGGTGAAGCAAGGAAAGCTCGAGGGGCCGCTGGACCAGGAGAAGCATTACTGTCATTTATATACGGGGGAGGCAAGCCGGAAGGTGCAGGGGATATAATTTTAAGTTCCGGTAAAAATGACACGATAGAGCTCAAATACGAGTGTGGTAGAGTTGGAAAATACATATCTGGTGGAGTGGGTGTCAAGAACAAGATCAATCAACTATTTGTACGAAAATTAGAACAGGTGCATCAATATTACAATGGAGATAGCAAGACTAATCCAGTTCATGCTGTACCGTTTGATAATACATATTTACCCTTGTCAGATATCAGAGCAAAGGCTGCAGAGACCGTGCAAGGTGAAGACGGAGTCACGCGACCAACACCGGAAGCGATGAAATATTTAGATTTATTCGCTCCTATAAACACTCCACCAGAGAGGGTTGCAAAAATTAATCCGAAGACCGCTAGCCTCAAAAACAAAAAGGCACCAAAAGTAATTCTCAGCAACGCGAAAGATCAAATAGCATACGGTACAAAAACACTTCAAACATTAACACTGCAAGATTTTTTACAGGACTACACAGGAATTAAATCCAAAGATGGAATACCAATTAATGGCCCTCATAGCAGTCCTAACTATTTAAGCGACTTAGCCAACACAACGATATCGGACTTGATACCGTCTTTACCTGGTCAAACACCTAGACAAAAAATTATCAATCTTGTGGGGATGTTTCAGCTTAAAAATTACCTCACACACGTGCAGCCATTCAAATGGTTTGTTGTTTACAGAAGTAATGGAGACGGGGTGTGTTTGACATCTGAGCAAATCATTAAACTAGGTCCATTAGAACTGCTTGCAGAGTTAGATAAAAGAGAGTTAGAATTCTCAGTTAAAGACGACGCAAGTGGGTATAGTATAAAATTTATTGCCTGATACTAACATAAGTAAACAAAGACAGTAAAATATGGACACATTCAAACAATATTACCAACTATTTTTAAATGGATATAATGTTGGTATATAGTAGTATAAATCTCAAACGATATCATAACATAAACATAAATAAACATATGAAGAGCCCGGACAACAAATTAATTTACGAAGCATACAAGAATCTAAATGAAGATGCATCACGCGCAGCTTTTGAAGATGCTTTTTGGTACGCATTGAAACGTGGTGATATGGAATCTGCACGACGAGAAAATGAGATATTGAACACAAGTCGATCCATACCCGGGCAGGACATATATGGATATGAAGGCTGGGATGGTGTACAAGCTGGTGTCGAGAAAGGTATCAGTGAAGAGATTTTACGAGCATTCTTCTACCCTAAGATGGGAGATCTTGACTGGAGCGCTGGTTATAATTACATACTGACCGGCGTCGGACCAGGTGATGACGGCGCTGGAGCCAGAGGCGCAGTATCAAGACAGTAAAATATGAACACATTCAAGCAATATTTTCAACTCTTTCTAGAGGCTAAAACCAACCCGGGTGTGAAACTACACCTAAGTCATCTTGAAGATCTGGTGATCGAACAAGGCAAAGAAGGGTTCAACAAATTTGCTGAACACATGTCACATCTGAAAAATTACATCTACGGATTGGACAGCGAGACAGTTGTGAATCTCAAGGTAGATGGAGCACCTGCATTATATTTTGGTGCTGATCCACGACCAGACTACAAAGGTCAATTTTTTGTGGCAAGCAAGAGCGGGTTCAACAAACAACCCAAAGTGAATCACACACCAGAAGAAATTGCAGCCAATCATGGACATGCTCCAGGACTGGCTCAGAAATTGAACCAAGCGTTAGAATCGTTACGACCAGTTTACGAGAGCATCGGTTCAGATAGAATTTATCAAGGTGACATCATATTCACACCAGATGTGAAGCGTACCGAGACCATAGACGGTCAACAACACATCGTGTTTCAACCACAATTGATCAAGTATGCTGTCCCGGTGGATCCTGAGAGTGAGTTGTACGCTCGTGTAAAAGACGCAGCATTCGGCATAGCCATACATGACAGCTTCAAAGGTGTCACTGATGATGGTACCAACATACGATTCACATCACCAAATAAAAATGTCAACGATCTGGTCGAGGCTGGTAGAAGCAACAACGTGTTCATCGAGAGCAGCACATACAATCAAAAACAGATCAATTTGAATTTACCAAGACAAGCCAAGGTGCAACTTGACAGCTTGTTGTCACAAGCACAACAACACATCGAACAAGTGAGTGACACGTTTGACACAGCGTACACCAGCAACAACAAGTTCATGGGCATCGTGCAACGATTCTTGAATGACGAGGTGAAAAAAGCTGAACGTACCAAGAACAACATCTACTCATTGGCATTCGATGGAAACAATTTCAAAGAAGATGTGTTCAGCAAACGATTCTATAGTTTTCTCAAGAAAAATTTTGACAAAGAATCAGCAGGTAAAGGCGAACGTGGTGTGATGAATGCCAAACAACGAATGGTTGGATACAAAGACATGTTCGAGAATGACAATTTTCAACATTTTGTTATCGCTACACATTACATGATCAACATGAAGAAGATTGTTGTTGACTTGTTCACACAGGTCGAAAATCAAATTCAAAAGACCGGTGGCAAGATAGGCAAGAGTTTCATACCTCAAGCCGATGGATCATTCGCGTTGAGTCGTGGAGAAGGGTTCGTGTTGTTTGTGGGTGACAATCAAGTGAAGATTGTTGATCGATTGGACTTTTCAGCCAAAAATTTAACAGGTGGTAGATTTCAAAAATAATTTACATGCCGGGCTTTTTCAAAGCACTACCAGCTTTTTGTAAATTCTTAGTTTTCTGATCTAAAACTTTTTTGAGTTGTTTGTCATGCTTTTCTTTTGCGCGATCAACTGCTGAACCTTCAGCTGCTGATGCCGCGGCGTCTAGTGCTGGATCTGTTGTTTCTTCCTCATCATCTGAGTCGTTGTATTCATTCAAGCACATACTAGAATATACATTAGATATGTATCGATTAAAGGTTTCGTCAAATTTATTCATCACAAATACTTATGTTTTTTAGTCACAGAACACTAAATAATTACATGACAATTCATGAACAACTATTAGAGCAGATTGAAATTTATCACGCTGAGAGTCAAAAATTTGATGACAAATTTAATAAAGCTGCTGGTACCCGTGCCAGAAAAGCTCTAAACGAGATTGGTAAACTCTGCAAAGAACGCAGAAAAGAAATTCAAGAAAAGAAAAACGAAGGTTAAACGCATAGCGCTTCCTTCAAAATCTCTACTACCCCATCTAAATCGTTCACGTTTGTCGTGATTATCTCTTGAACTGGTTCTGGTTCCGGTACTGACTGTTCATAATCATAATCACCATACACATCATCTTCATTACCAGTCAGTGTGAAGTCGATGTTATCCGAGTCAACGGAATTGACCGGTGCAACATTTAATGTGGTGTTTTTCTTCGCTATATCATCAAGTATGAGACGCAGCAGCTGTTGTGTGTGATCCTCCTTGGCACTCCGATTAGCAAAATCTATCACTTGTTGCTCAGTCACTTGACCTCTCAACTTGGTGATTGGATCTCTTATACCACTGTACACGAAGTGTGGTAGATACTTGAGAGTGATTTCTGCGCAGTCTTTTATCACATAGTATGCACTCTTGTTCAAGATCTTGACACATGTATCAGGTTTAGTTGCGGCTAGTTCAGCCGGGCGTTTCAATTTGCTATATCGAGCTTGTGACAATCTCAATATGCTATCTTCTAACATGTACTAGCCTCCAATTTTTTTGACTTCGCTAACGAAATTTTTCGTAGCAGTGCCAAGTAATGACGAACGATACGAGAAACTAAGATTCTCTGTTGTCATGATGTTTTGAATCTCCTCGGTGAAACTGATCGATAAACCAGTCAGCTCACTCACTTTGGATTGCAAGTCTTCAATAGTGTCACCACAAGAAGATGTTTCGCATTGCTCGTTTGTTGCTTTTGCTTTTTTTGCGCTCATAAAGATATATATGGTTTGTTATGTAAAATGCTATCTCAATCCAGTTGATTCAAACACATCACGTGCCACTCCTGCAGAGAATCCATCTTCAACACCCTTCACAATCACTGACACAGCGTTATGACTATGTAGACTCTCATTGTGCGATGCGATGATTTTAAAATCTAATATGCGTGGCTCGTTGTTTAATTTTTCATATAACAATCGAGATGCATCTTCTACAAATTTTAGATTTGACCCGTTCATTTCTGCAAAGGCTTGTTCGTCTTCTCGCTTGACCATCACCTGTGTTTCAGTTTGTAGTGCAGCTAGACACAGCTCTTGCAAGTCTTCCACCCATAACATGTCATCAAATCTCACACTCACTCTTGCCACACTTCGCTGACTATGCGGAACGGTGGCACGATTTCGATACTTTTCAGCATGTTCACTCAACTCGAAACTACATGGGCATGCAGAAGAGTATACAAAATCAAAATGAATGTATTTTTTAAATACACCGGCTTTGGTCAAGTCACCCTCAAACACAACATCATAGTATTGATAACCTTCCAGTTCGCTACGCAAGCTATTTTGCTTGATTGGATATGATATTTTAAGCATAATACGAGAATCAAAACACATCAAATTTTTCTTGTATGTCTCGAGCACATCTTTGATCTTGTCTATACTGAATGTCTCGTCTTTATGATTGTAGAAACTTCTCATGATACGTGACATGTTGATACCTTTTTTATGTGCTTCTAAACTAACACTACCGGTAACACTTGTTTCAAGTTCGATGGTTGCTCCACTTCTCTTCTTGTATGTTAGAGGTAATTTGAAATTGTGAATACCCACTTGTTGAATCGCAACAGGCGCTCCTTGAATCAAGCTTGATGGTCCGTTCTGCAAATCTGGTAGTGATGATATATACTTTTTATCGGCTTTCAATTTAGTATCATACACTCTGATCGGAGATGCATAGCCTTTGCTATATTCTTCACCCATGATCTCCCGAGCTATAACATCTTTCTCTCCGGTAAGTTCATCATCTCCAAGCCATTCATAATTGCTTTCCGGTTCTTGTTCTTGCAATTTGCTCACAATACCATTACTACCGTTTCGATGATTAGTTAACTCTCCATTCATAAATTCTATTTTACTCATACATGTCTATTATAAAGTATAAAATATGTAGTTCAACTAATAAATAATTGTGTATACATGAGCAATTTGACGACAATCATGAACCGTGCTTTAGGTTCAACATCACTCAAAAAAATTAAATTTAAACGTGACCCCGGTAATCTTGAATCTACCGAGAGTTACGAAGGCTACATACTGGAAGAGGACGATGTGTCAGGCTCAGTTACAATATTCGTACCAGATCTACAAGACGGTTTAATGAATGTAGATCCTGAGAGCATCGAAGCATATGCTCCTCCAGTAGAGTCTAATATATGCAAACTTAAAGCTAGTGCAGCAAAACATTTAATACATACAGGCATGATAGACTGTGAACTGGAGCTACAAAAAATAGACTCGATACAGACAATCGAGCAATTAGAATTTTATTTGAATCAGTTTGATCTCTGTGACACGCAGATGCTGAACATATACAGAATGAGTTTCAATGCGTAAGTTTGACACAGCATACATTGACACTCTACGTTTGTTGCATGAAAGCAATTTGAAACGTGTTGGCTTTTTTCCTGGATGCTTCTCACCACCTCATAAAGGTCACTACATGACTGCGAAGAAGATGAGTATTGAGAATGATGTGTCCTTTATAATAGCTTCTGACACGTGTAGAGATGAAAACGTGACAACAGAAAAGATGGCAGCAATCTGGAAGATATACATACAAGCCATGGGTGTTGGTAATGTTCATGTCAAAGTTGTACCTGGTTCACCTGTGGGTGTCACATACCAAGCGGTCAATCTTCTCAACAACTCTGGGAAATTGGTATCATCTAAACCAATCGAGACACACCCGGATGCGGAAGATATATATGACAGATCCAAGAGTGATCAAGTACAAATAGCCTTGTACGCCGGTCAAGAAGATTTTGCCGGGCGTTACTCTGCATTCCTCAAAGGTGATGAACCATACAAAGGCAACAAAGTAACAGACATTGTTGGTCGGCAAGTTGACCGGTATGCGTCCGGCACTGAAACGCGACAAGCGATTCATGATATCGCTATAGGTGTGAAAGATGCTGATACATTGAGAAATTTGTTACCGGGTCCTAGTGCAGGTAATGAATTTACAGGAGCAGGTTTTTTAAACACAGAACAAGAAGATCAAGTTGTAAATATATTATTGTCATGAACGAGATAAACAGTATTGCAGATTTATATTTCAAGCGTGTCAATGCCCCGGTGATTTTGACCGAGGTTGTGAATGGACCGGATGTTGATGTGTATGAACCAGAAAAGACAATCGACATCACAACCATAAACGTTTACATAAAACCGGCGCAAGGAGCTATACAGCGCCCATACACTGGCGCAGTGACAAATATAACAGAACTAGATTCAAGCACCACATTGATAGCGGTAGATCAAGACAATGATAAAACAATACAGGTCATCATGACTGGTGATGAAAACATCGCAGTTACTGTTCTAGACGCACAAGGCAATGTGCAGGATACGTTCATGGGTAAAAATTTAGATTTTTATGATATGGATTCTGAGCAAAAAGAACTTAATATAATTAAGATCGAAAATGTATAAAATTTATGAATAACAGAGTAACAAAATCAATTATATTGTGCGGCGGAAAGAAATGTTGTCCGGAGCTATCATTCACTGACGATGGTAAAGTCAAAATCAAAGATGACTATGGTAATACCGTGATGATGGAAAAGAGTCAAGCTAAAATGATCACCGAGGCGGTCAAGAAGCTAGAGAAAAAATAGAACTTCTGGCTTGCATCGGGCTCACGCTCATACTCAAATACGGTACCATTTTAAATGTACCGCGAACGTTCCTATGTAAAAATAAAATACTCAAAGAGTTGTTTTCATGTAGTTTGTGTCTAGGCTTCTGGTCTGGTGTGCTTGTTGGTAGTGTTGAGTATACTATAACAAATGAAACACTATATCTGCTACCTTTTGCGAGTTCGGGTGTGTCATGGATTGTTGACAATTTAAACAATTTAGTACAATCAGCTGAAATAAAAATCGATAAAGATCTTGAACTTTAAGACATACATGTTATAATTAACGTATGTCATTTACGAGTACTAAAATTATTGAATTAGGTAGTTGTGCATTCAGACAACCTACTGCGGATTCGCATTGTCGGTTTGTACATGGATACAGACTCATAGCTAAATTTTGGTTCCGAGCAAAAGAACTTGATCACAACAATTGGGTGGTTGATTTCGGTGGTTTGAAAGGTCTCAAGAAACTTCTCGAGGATCAATTCGATCACACTACATGTATCGCTCGAACTGATCCGAAGCTTGAGCTTTTTAAAAAAATGAGAGATGCTGGTGTCTGTGATCTAAGAATCATGGATGGTGTTGGTATCGAAAAATTTGCTGAATGGTGTCACAACACAGCAGACAAGTTTGTCAAGGATGCAACAAACATGAGATGTGGATGTGTTGCTGTTGAAGTTTTTGAGCATGAGAAGAACTCCGCAATTTTTGCAACAGATGTATCAGAATCGATTGCTGTTGAAGAACCAACAAAGGATATCGATGTTGAAAAACCGGTTAGTATTGCCAAGAATGATAATAATATAACAAGACCTCCTTTTGCAAACAAAAAAAAAGCAAAAACAGGACAACCATTGTGGCCTAAAAAAGAAAAAAACAAATGGATGTCCGGTGAATCAACCTGGGGATTTTAAATGAGTAAAAAACATATAAACGGAATATTAACTCAATACATCGGTCGCAAAGATGAAAGTGTAGCTGATTTGAGTGTGTATCTTGAACGACCTGTAGGTGTCGGTGAACATAGCGACATCGGTCAAGAAATTAGAACAAAAATCGAGGAGATTGACAGGTTAGACTCTTTGATTGAAACTATTACAAAATATTTTGGAAACGACAGCAATACCAGCCAAGAAAGCAAAAACGCAAGTGAGCAAGATTGATACACTGAACATATCTGAAGATTTTTATTCTGTACAAGGTGAAGGTGCAACATCAGGTGTACCAGCATACTTTGTCAGACTCAAAGCATGTAACTTAATGTGCGGTGGAGTGGACGGTAGTTTGATGAAATCAGGTGAAGCAACCTGGTGGTGTGACACTGAATACGTATGGAAGAAGGGTCTAGAAAAACCTTTTGAGTATCTTGAAACAAGATGGAAAGAACAAAATATAATCGATTGGATCAACCAAGGTCGCGTGAATGTGGTCTGGACCGGTGGTGAACCTACTATACCAAAAAATCAACGAGCAATTGTTGCATATTTAGATTGGTATCACAAATTATGGGATCGACTGCAGAACAAACTCAACATGTTTAACGAAGTTGAAACAAATGGTACAATATACATGGAAGATAAATTTTTTGATTATATTGACCAAATCAACTGCTCTGTAAAACTTGCTAATAGTGGCATGCCGGTCAGGAGAAGAATTGTACCTAGAGCGTTAGAACGTATCATGTCTCATCGCAATCATTGGTTTAAATTCGTAATCAGCACTGAAGAGTGTTTAAAAGAGATTGAGCGAGATTTTATCAAACCGTTCAATATTGACCCTAAGCGTGTGATCATGATGCCTGGGCTTGACAAACAAGAAGATTACCATGAAAGAACTAAGTTCTGTATGGAAATGGCTAAGGAGCATGGCTACATCGGTTTAACTAGATTACATGTGAGTGCATGGGATCAAACGACCGGTGTATGAGTCAAAGACATCTAGAATGGAAAGACATAGAGCATCAATGCAAAAGAATATCAGATGATATCGTACATGACGATATATCTGCAGATGCAATCATTGGCCTAAGTAGAGGCGGGTTGGTACCAGCTACCATGCTTGCTCATAAGTTGCATGTACGTGAAGTACTCGTGCATGGTTATCATAGTTACGACGAAACAACCAAAACAAGAGACCCGGATAATGTACATGGTGTAATGTATCAAGACGTTGTGTATGATTTGATAAAAGGTCTACATGGTAAGCAAATATTAATTGTTGACGATCTGTGTGATGAAGGTATCACATTACAGGGCTTGACAAAAAGATTGTATAAAAAATTCCATAAAGGTGCTGTACATTTTTACACAGCAACATTATATTGCAAAGAGCACAGTATTTTCAAACCAGATTTTGTCGGTGAGCATTGTGGAAAAGACTGGCTTGTATTCCCATGGGAGCGTGCATAAGTATTTGACATGAGAATTGCAATATCTGGTACCGCGTGTCAAGGAAAAACAACATTACTCAATGACTTTCTTAAGACATATACTGATTATGAAACACCGGAAGATACGTATAGATCGGTGATACAACAAGAAAAACACAGTAAGCATACCGATGTAGAAACACAATGGAAAATTCTCGACTTCATGTCTGATCAACTAACACAATACCACTCTGGAAGTAATGTTATATTTGATAGATGTCCACTTGATAATATTGTGCACAGCTTGTGGTGTTATGAGCGTGGTATAGATGGTTTTGATAAAGATTATATCGACAAAACAATCGCTCTGTTTAAAGAGACGATGAAGCTACTTGACATTATATTTTTCATACCCGTGACACGCGTGTCAACAATTGAAATTGAGGACGGCAAGCAACGTGAAACAGATGCTCAATACATAAAAGAGATTGACAATTTGTTCAAGGCCATGTATCAACAGTGGCTTCAACCAGACTCAGCTTTTTTTGAGAAAGATGACCGAGCAGCCATAATTGAAGTTTTTGGCTCACCACAAGAAAGAATGCACATGATCAAACTTTACATTGACCCGGATACAGGTGAAAGTGTCGATGCAGAAGGTATACTGAATCCAGAAGAGATGAAGGATATTGAGAGCCAGTTCAGAAATTCTGGAGATGGTTATACAGACATGAATGACGTTAATAGACTCACAATTTGATAAATAATGTTGTGAATGATTATAATGATACATTTGAAATGCTGATCGAACGCTACGGTGTGCTCAAAACAGTAGTAAAAGAACGCTTCCCTAGAAAATTGCAGCTCAGCAACGAGTTTGTTGCAGCCTTCCGCGAGGAGTTCAAACGACAAACATCTGGTACAATTACAGAAGATGAAGACGGTAATCAAATTGAGACGCCTGGTCGTGACAAAAACACAGTGTTACGTGAGATGCAAAAAGCCTTGAAATTTTTATCCAAGGTTGTATAATATGTAGATGGTCGTTAGTACCGGTACACATGTAATATACAGCGCTGTTTTTGGAGATTATGATAATATAATCGCTCCAAAACAGGCACACAAAAACACAGATTATGTGTTGTTTACTGATTGTACAGACATTGAATCTATACCAAAACCATGGAATGTTGTACATGTTGATTGGTTAGACACTGTTGATATACAGTACCGAAACCGACGATCAGCAAGACACTTCAAAGCTTTACCTCACGTGTACATGCCTCAACATGATGTGAGTATCTGGATGGACATGACACATGATGTTGTTATGGATCCATACACAATTGAAGAGGAATTTTTATCAGATTCTGATATAGCTCTGTTCAAACATGAATTGAGAGATTGTGTGTTCGCTGAAGGTTTGGCTGTTATGAAATATCGATTTGATCATTCTCAACGTGTCACATCACAGCTCGAGTACTACAAAGCTGCAAAGTATCCACCAGGTAACGGTCTGTGGGAAACTCCAGGTGTCATTAGAAAAAACACAACACAGATATCAAAAGTTAACAATTTGTGGTGGGAGATGATGTGTAGATACTCTTCAAGAGATCAGATAAGTTTACCATATATTTTAGACAAGCATGATATAAAACCTCATGTGCTTCCCGGGTTCGCTGGAAAGTGTTCACCTGCAAACAACAAAATTATTAGACATGTACAGTATCACAAATGATATTTGCTTTGGTAGATTTTTAGGTAACTATTGTCCACCGAGATCCACGAAAGAGTCAAGATTGAAAGAGCTTGAGATGATATTACAATTGGATAAAAAAATTGAGCCAAACACTCTATGGGTGTTGAACCGTGTATACGATCAAGATTATCTTGATACGATTAAATCTATTTTAACTGACAACAATCAGCAATATTATGAAATACCGTTTGTGTATAATGAGTTTGACAATATTAGTAACACACAAGACAAAGTGCGTTATGTTTTCAACCTGAACAACGCTAGAAACACACTCGTGTCAAAAGGATTGGAGCAATACAAGTACACAATTTGTGCTGATGGTGATTTGTATATGGAACCGGATAGATATATTGAGATGTGTGATAATATTGCATGTCAAGCAGAAAAGCAATACTACATGTTATGGCATCATCGAACAACACATGACCAATCTGATAGTAGTGTCAAGAAGATGTCTGTTGCTCCAGTAGCTAGCACATGCCATTCTGTAGAACCGGTACCAGTCTTTACAAGGCATTCAAAACAGTTTTTTGATGAGAGGTTATATTACAACGACAATTGTAAAAATGAACTGTGTTTCAGAATAGGTATGAAGCATGCGAATTATCTCGCGGCTGCACCAAACATGTACAAAGCATTTGACATGTCGTTAATGTCTGAATCCACTGATTTGTCTGGAGGTGATTGGACAACAGCTGGTGTCATATACCATCTAGCTTTGTCTGGTCAAGAACAACAAGAAACACATGTATCAGAACGATCTGTCGCTAGAAGAACTGCCATACAAACAGTATTGTCGCGTGTTGATCATCATCGTATGTAGCCCTTGATTAATAAGATTTATATCTTATAATAGATGTATGATTATTGAACAGAACACATATGATGGTGACTTGATACATCATCGATTCGCATACAAGCATTTCAGAGACAGAACCCTACCCATTGGCAACATCGTGGCGTTCAGAAGCCCCATGCATGTGGAAGCTGATGGTATGATTGATGAAGAGGATATCATCAAAGGTGAATTTATCTATAGTGATGATGCTATCAATTTTTGCTGGGAGATTCCTAACCTGGACAGCTTTGGTGCTGTAGCATATCAACGATTACTCAACACTCAAATTGCACACATCTTGAGCTCCAAGTATCTCAATGCACCAATCGAGCTTGACGGTGATGACATGATCGTACATCAAGAACACTCACAAGGCGGCATCATTCAAAACAAAGGCAAGTGCAGCGTGAGCATCACATACACAAAAGATGGTGCGGCATTAGGACACACCGGTATCAACATCCAGGCTGGTGACAAAGCACCTACTCATGCCTTCAGCACTGGATTGACTGACGATCAAATTGAACCGTTCATGCGAGATGTTATTGATCTGTTCTATGCGATCAATGATGACATGTTCATCGCTACTACCAAGATCATCAGCAAGTAGATGTTCGAATATCTGAACGACATCTTGTTCCACAAACGAGGTGACAAGCTCGACAATGTGGATCATGAGAGCGAGTACAACATGTACATGATCAACAGATGGATCAGCATGTACTCGGATGAGACTTGTGAGATTATCAATTCAACTGTCAACTGGTTGCATCCGGTGTTCGAGACCAAGACTGATCATTACAAATTCATGCAACAAATTTTACCGGTGTATCGCAAGCGGTTCATACAATACATCAAGCGACCGAAAAAAGATGATGAACCAAACGAAGATGAACAAAATGTTGAATTGTTGTCTAATGGACTTGAACTCTCCAAACGAGAGGTTAAGTATTTATTAGAACAACAACATGAGCGCCAACATTGACCAAATCACACCTACTGAGAGTTTAATCGATCTAACCAGATACACAGATAGCGAATTCACACTACCTGATCATGCGATCAACACGCTGTTTGATGATGTCATTCTAGCTGAATACGTTGACGTGTCACCTGATGGTAACGCGATCAAACGTGGAGACATCTACATACCTTTGAACACCGCTCCACGCGCTTGGCGTGTGGGTCGTGTGCTGATGGCTGGTAGAGCATGTCAGAATGTCAAGCCAGGAGACAAGATTGTGTTTCCAGGTGATCAAGGCATACCGGTTAGCAAGCTACAATACGAAAATCACGACGGTGAAATCGACACAGTTGTCAACGGCATCTTTCTGAATGAAGAGAGATTGTTTGGCGTGTGCACCGTAGTATCAGATGAAAGTAGCGTTACCGACACTAAAAGCTCTTCTAGAAAAAAACGTTCTTGAGATCAAATTCACTCGCCGGAGAACCAAACCAGGGGCTCCAGCGACCAGGCGCATGCTGTGTACCAACAGTGCAGAAATCTTGAAAACAGTCCCGGGACGAGACGCGTTAAATTTCCGGGCCACATACAAGCCACCCAAGTACAACCCATCCACAAAAAACTTGATACTAGCGTGGGACATTTTCAAACAAGACTACAGAATGATCAATTGTGACAACGTGGCGTTGATCAGCCAGATACCAGCTAATCAGGAGTTCTGGGAGTATTTCAACAACACTTTACGCACCATGACACCAGAACAAAAAACAACTTTCTTCAACGTATGATGTACAAGCATATAGAATCAGCATTGTGTGGCGTGTTGCAACGCGACATCAGCATCGTGTGTAACAACAAAACAATCAAGCAAGGAAAACTGATCAATTTCAGTATCAACGATTACGTTGTGTCATTCACGTTGCGTAACAACAAAGACCAGCTGAAAAATTATGACATGTACTACCCGTACGACATGGCTGAAGGTGATGACGAGATACTGTTCGATTACACAACAGACACGTTGAGCTCCCAAAACGAAAAATTACTCGATCTGCTACACTCGATCAAACCGGTGAAAACCCACAAACACTACAACTCCGTCGTCCATATCAAGTTTTCTTGAACCACTCTTAAGAGTGTTGTTACACTCCAGGTCATCTTGGCGTCGTTACATAATGCACCTATAAGTCGATCATAGATGCATTGATGTACGTGTGATACAGTCCAGTGTAATCCGGGTGCGTGTACAGAGTGAACACTCTTTCGAGACCTCGATTTTATGAAGAATCCTGACCTATAAACTTCGGTTGTTGTCAACCACCAAGGCATGCCGCGTAGCGCAGTTCGGTGCGATGCGAGTTTTACGTCGCCGTTTTTGGTTCGTCACTCAGCGAATGTGTTTAATTTAGCTTGATCCGTTCCAGCAGTTCTCTCTGCCGAGTCATTCCCGTCGATGAGTTGACCAACACTCACGCTCGTGTACCGAAAACGTGGACGGGTGATACTGTAGCGTTGTTTCACACTTGTGCATCAACAACAATTATACGACATTATTTGAAAAGTCAACTATCGGACATATAAATAATAGTACTATGGCAGTAAAAATTGGAACAACAACTGGGGCGAAAGACGCCGCACAAATCACTTTAATACAAGACGCTGACGAGACTGCAGCATTCTCTGAGGAGTATGGAGTTGGTAATTATGCTGACAACATGAAGATTGCTATTGATGGTAACGACACAGTATACACCGTGACAGGTAATACAGGTGGCACCCTCAGCATCGACCCTGTGTTATCGGATAATGTTGCAGCTGGTACTGATGTTTACAAAGTGTATGAAGGTGCTCACGGTACCGAATCTGTACATCTCAGAAAACGTCTGTTAGGTTACATCTAAGCGATCGCATTAATGCTTATCGTTTTTGATAAGTAATCATGTGAAGCGTAAACCGTTCTATTTTGAAGTCAAGGATGTACTGATTCAATTCATTTCAGCATTCGATGACATAATCATCTCTAGATACAACAAAGAGAGACAAGAGCAATCCAGACACCCGGTTCGATATGTATACTCGCCAAAACAGCGTGTTGTGCATGATTTGACAAACAAAGCTCGGCACATCACATTACCTGTTGTCGCTGTGAGTATCAAATCGATTGATTATGATAAAGAGCGTGTGTTCAACAAGATCGCCGGATCATATCACAATCGTAAAGACATGTTTCTTGGACACGAGATGAACACTGTGTCAGATCACATGGCTCAACCCACGCCAGTTGATATCGAGATCAACATGTCAATTCTGACCAAATATCAATCTGATATGGATCAGATACTGAGTAATTTCATACCTTATAACAACCCGTATATTGTAGTGTCATGGAAGACACCTCCAGAGATTTTACAGACGCGACAAGAGATAAGATCAGAAGTAATATGGTCTGGATCCATGAACATGGAATACCCGACAGAATTATCTAGTGATGAATCCTACAGAATATCAGCTGACACATCTTTCACAATTAAGTCTTGGCTGTTCAAAGAGAAGCGGGTTGAACCACAAGGTAACATATTCACAATTCACAGCTTTTTCACACCACTTAGTGGTATTGACGGTCTATCATGAACACACCGACACCCACACCTGATATTTATTGTCCAGATTTAGACACTGTTATTGTCAGTAGTTCTGATCCTATACACGCGCAGATTGTAGGTACATACACTGTTGAGCATAAATCGAGTATTGGTGTGAAATATGTTAACCAAGACAAAACAGTCAAGATCACATACAGTTCAAAAATAAACAACATTGTGAGTGGTCATTGGAGATGGGCTTTGAATTCTTCTCCATACACACTTCTATATGCTAATCCCTCAAACATTGCATGCATGCCACGTTATGGTTGGGTCGATCTTGATAGAAACACCTTCACAGGTACTTTTTCTGGTGAAGGATTTGTTGATGAATTTGACGTGTATCAACCATGTCAAGTGTATGATGTGTATAAAAATTGCGGTCAGTACGATGTGTATCAGCCATGTTTGGTCTATGATACATACAGGAAATGCTCACCGTATGACGTATATAAGGTATGTGAAGTTTATGACGTGTATAAGCGCTGTGATTATACACCCACACCTACACCAACACCGTCTCCAACGGTGTCTCCTACTGTTACTGTTGTTCCGTCACCTACACCTATACCAACACCTTATCCAATAGTAATACCTGTAGAGAGGTACGCTCCCCCGGACGGTATCATACGACATGAACTAACCGAACACGTGTGGATCAAAGCACGAGCCACAGTCACATATAGTGAAACAACTCGTATCAAAACACAATTCACACCCAGGAAAGTCACAGTGCACGGTTACAGTTTGGATCGTACAGATCATGTGTTTCTTTCTGGTGGACCAGGCATGTTGAATGACGAGATGCAAGTCGACATATTCTCACAGATACCATCATTGAGCGCGGACTTTCCTGGCTTCACTGGTCAGCAAGTAAACTTTATCATTAAAAATGAAAACGTGTTAGACGTGTATATACCACCCATAGTTGCATCTGGTGTATTAGACATTATAATAATGAATAGAGCTGGGTATGGAAAACTGTCCCCAACATATGCAAGAACACAATGGACGGATTACAATCTACAGAACAAATTGATATACGTTGATTGATACACTAAATAAATAGATACCATGGATCAAAAACAATCAAAAGAGAGCACATTTGGTAGATCGTTGATGAAATATATCGGGTCACGTTTACCATATTCAAGTGTAGACACGATCGAGTCGATAAATGAAATAAACCCAAAATACAAACTATTCTACAATACCGGTAGTAATCGCGAGAAAGCTTTAACCAAACACTCCATATCTAGAAATGTAGCTGACGACGACCATCCAAACGGAATGATGAGCGTCGACAAGAACTATCATCAGTTCATGTATGCTAATGTTGATCACGACAAGGGTAAAAGATTACGAGATTATCGAATCATGTCATTGTATTCTGAAGTGGGTGACGCACTGGATGAGATTTGTGATGAGTTTATAGTACCAGATGAAAATGGAGAGATCATGCATCTGGACTTACACAATAAAGATTTTACAGCTATACAAAAAACCGAGCTGGAAAAAGAGTTCAGAAGATTCACCAATTATTTTGATCTAGAAAACAAAGGATGGGAATATTTGAGGCAATTGCTTGTTGATGGTGAATTGTATTTCGAGCATGTGATACATGAAGATCATAAAAAGAAGGGTGTGCTCGGTGTCGTGAGTGTTCCAACAGAACTTGTTGATCCTGTGTATGATAATGTACAGAACATGATTGTACGCGGATACCTTTTACGGAGACCAATAATAAATCCAAAAACCGGGACTACAGAAAAGGTTGAATATATACCATTTGATAAAAATCAAATGACGTACATCAACAGCGGTGTATGGAATGAAGATAAAACATTACGTTTACCTTTTATTGAAAACGGTAGAAGAGCATATAGACAATTATCATTGATTGAGGACGCTATTGTCATTTACCGCTTAGTACGAGCTCCGGAACGATTGGTGTTCAATGTTGATGTCGGTAACATGCCGCCACCCAAAGCGGAAGCATATTTAAGAAAATTGATGCATTCATACTGGTCGAGAAAAACATATGATAACTCACAAGGTGGTACAATCAATGCATTTGATCCGCAAAGCATGTTAGACGCATTTTGGTTTGCGAAAAGATCTGGAAGTGAAGGTACATCAGTTGATCAATTAGCAGGTGGAGCCAATCTTGGAGAGTTGACAGACTTGATGTATTTTGTCAAGAAGCTTTACAAATCGTTACGCGTTCCAGCCAACAGATTAGAACCAGATTCAACATATCAAGATGATACATCTGTGTTGCGTGAAGAGCTGAAATTTGCAAAATTCATTATACGTTTACAACATCAGTTTTCTCTAGGTCTAAAAGATTCTTTTATCACACAACTCAAATTGAAAGGTTATTGGAAAACATACAATTTAAAAGAGAATGATGTTGAAATTGTGTTCAATCCACCATCATCATTTCATGCGTTGAGACAACAACAGCTGTTCGATCTCAAACAATCAAATTACAACAATATGGCTACAGGTGAATTTGTATCCAATACATATGCACAGAAAAAATATCTGGGCTGGCAAGACGCTGACATCAAACAAAATAGAGAATGGTTAAGAAAAGATAAAGCATTGTCTTTTGAGTTGGCGCAAATCGAGACAATGGGACCAAATTGGGAAGAAGCCATGCAGGCTCAAGCTGGTGCAGAAGCAGCACCAGGAGGTTTAGGTGATGTAGGAGGTGCATTACCACCACCTGAAGATGGTGCACCACCAGAATTCGGACCAGGTCCTGAGATGCAATCCGGTGATGCTCAACCAGTTGATGTTTCTGCTGGAGAACAAGAAACAGCTTTACCAAGTTAAGTAAACAGCCCGAGTCTGGCATAAATAATGACGATTGTTGTTATGTCAGGTTACGTTAATAAAAAATTTGAGGTAATAGGTGATCTCGTTCTATCGGGAGCATCAGTTACACAGGCGTTTGAACCGAAAGGTTCACCTCCGCCGATCCGTACTATTATAACTGAAGCGGCTACGTTGACTGGTGAAACGGTAACAATACCTGCACTTATACAAAATTTAACACTTGAAGGTACCGAGATAACAATATCGAGTGGAAACACAATAGATATTGCAGATGCAATACCTGAAATGGATACACAGCTGTTGACATTGACCGGTACAGATTTGATTATCGAACGAGGCAATACTGTTGATCTCAGTAGTTTTTATCAAACAGTATCAGTTTTAAACGATCAATTGTCCATTACAAATGGTAATACAATAGATCTCGGGGTTTATAGTCAGACTTTGTCTTTATCAGGTACAGAACTATCCATTTCAGATGGTAACTCTATTGATCTGCTAGCATTTCTAGACAACGTTGATGAACAAGTTTTATCATTGAGCGGTACTGAACTCACAATATCTAAAGGCAACACAATAGATCTAGCGGTTTTTCTTGACAATGTAGATGAGCAGACACTATCATTGAGCGGCACAGAACTCACAATTTCTGGTGGCAATTCTGTTGATTTGGCTTCAATGAAACAAACGCTATCATTGAGCGGCACAGAGCTATCTATATCAGACGGTAACACGATAGATTTAAATTCTTTTCTTGATAACGTTGATGAACAAGTTTTATCATTGAGCGGTACAGAGCTTACAATATCCAAAGGTAACACAATAGATCTAGCGGTTTTTCTTGACAATGTAGATGAGCAGACACTATCATTGAGCGGTACAGAACTCACAATATCAAAAGGTAACACAATAGATCTAGCTGCGATGAAGCAAACACTTGTTTTAAGTGGTACGGAGCTGTCTATATCAGACGGTAATGTGGTTGATTTGAGCAGCTTTTTAGATAACGTTGATGAACAAACACTATCATTGAGCGGCACAGAACTCACAATATCTAAAGGTAACACAATAGACCTGGCTGGTTTAAGTCAAGATATCGACAACCAGACATTGTCGTTGAGTGGAAACACATTGACCATTTCCAATGGTAATGCAATAGATTTAAGCACGTTACAGTCAGAGACTGTAGCACCAATTTTTATAACCAACATAACGAACAACAATGGTCTGATTGACAAACAATATATGTCTGATACTGTACCGTCAAATTATATAATATCTGATGTCACAGTTGATGATGATTCTAATCTGGATGTAACAATTGAATGGGATGGACCGGATGATGATTGGATGGGTGACGCATATATAAACGGTGATATTGTACCCACGAATGCGATCTCACGTATAGGCGACACGAGAAGATTTCGATCTACAATCAATGTAGATTTAGAAGGTACAGAAACAATCACAGTCAGCGCGAATGGTGGTACATATCAAGTACCGGTCACACTACTTGGTGGTGGACCTGCGATAACAGACGTTATATTTAGCGCGTTACCAACATATGGTGGTCATCAACAAGCAGCATTTTTTGATGGTGATACTGTGCAAATAACATTCACATTTGATACAGAGGATGTTACATCAATATCACTACAAGGAGGTAATAGTACCGCCACCTCAACAATCAACAATCAAAACATCACTCCAACAGCAGTAGGTGATGGTACGAGCACTTTCACATTGACAACCACAATAGACACAAGCTTGTCATCAATAACACAGGTGCCTGTGATCATATCCGCAAAAAATAGTTTCGGTACAGAAGGTGACACGCACACATCAGTTGCAACTATACCAGTAAGACAAGGACCTGCTATAACCAACGTGACATTCGGGTCATATCCCGGATCACAGACTGAACTGAAAGACAATGACACTATCACTGCTACTTTTGAATTTGACAGTAACAACGTGTCACAAGTACAATTGGCTAGTGGTTCAAGTTATGCATCAAGCTCTCAAACAAGATCTGTCACGACAACCAATTTATCAGCATCAACAACAATCACGATCGACACATCAGTCACATCAGCTCAAAATCAACCTGTAAGAGCCAGAGCGCGCGCCAGTAATTACGGTAACTACTCAAACAGCACAAACACTGTCGTTGTTAATAATGTAGGTCCAACATACAGCGGATGGTCGGTGTCATACCCAACTAATCAATCTGCAATAAAAGAAGATGAACTTGCAGTCGTGAGTTTAACAATTTCAAATGTTGGTAACTCACCAACATACACATACTCTAATCCTAGAAACGAGATAACGATACCAGACACATCAGTATATAGTACCACAAAAAACACAACCGGTACAAGCTCTGGTAATTACAACATCTCATCAAACAATTTTTCAGTCAGCGTGAATCGCGCTGAGAACAACAAGACGACGAGTTATTCTAATGTTGTCAAGATAGTTGATGTGTTACCAAGCATCTCTGTATCGAGTCCATCCAACATGAGATCCGGGGGAGCTGAAAACACTACACCTCAAACATATCAAATAACTGTTACATCAAATCAACAACTTGATAGTTTTGATCTGGCTGCGACGCCAGGTGCCGGTACTTTGCAAGGCACATGGAATGGTTCGAACAGCAACAGAACATGGAGAAGAAACATACAGGTGTCTGATAGTGACAGTAAAGGTACACATGATTGGATAAATCTTGCTGCATTAAATTTGTCGAACGTCACGCAAACAAACATCTCGAGCGGAGGCACATACACGCTTGCTGGTTTTGTGCCCAGAACTTTGACGATGAGCGCATTGTCACGAACACGTGCTCTAGGCACCAATGTACAGGATCCAACAAAATTGAGCATTTCAGAGACATTCAGAGGCAGTATAACATTTGATACATCCATCGCGGATGGTACAACAATAGATGCAGACATCAGTTCAGGTATTGATGTTGCTAACAAATACACAATTGTGAACAACAACAACTTGAATGTTGTAGATTATAACGGAGACACGTTCTTTTATTTGGATCGAGTTGCAGTGAACAACAACGTGTCTGGCACGTCGGTGATCACAGTAGAGGAGACAGCATAACATGTCATTCGAAGATTTTATCAGAGATGAGTTACCGTTAAGACAGGTTGTAATCAAAGCTGCTGGTGACCCAACATCCGGCTCCGGAGTGATCGCGGCGATCGGTACGTATTACCTGGATACAGATGACAATTTTAAACGATACGAAAAGTATGGTAGCGGTAACACAGACTGGCGAGAAGTTGTAACATCATCCGGAAGCGGTGGAGTGACTGCAGAATCGGTCACATTTGATGAAGAGAAATACAAAATAACAACAGCCACAGTTGATAGTTTGTCTGGTACACAAACTGTAGATAGCTTCAGTACAAATGATTACACCGTGGCAAAATATATAGTAAAGGCGTCTGATTCTACATCGATAACATGCTCTGAATTGTTGTTAGTATGTACAGCAAGCGGTGTGGAAATGACACAGTATGGTGTGTTAGGAAACACATCACTCGTGAGTTTTGACGCGGATGTTGCATCGTCAGTTGCTTCTTTATCAGCCACAACAGATCAAACGAATGTTGATCTGTCTATATATAAATTTCTGTTAGGTTGATTATTTTTTATACACTTTGAGAATATTTGTCTCGATCTTTTTTCTCATTTTATCATCAGCTTCTCCCCATACATAAGCGTCTGATTTCTTGATGCTGTTGATTTTCTCTTGTACTTTCTTAATATTTTTCTCGATTGTCGCGATATGGTCCTCGTTCAATTCTGGAATCGCGATGTTGAGATCATCGCATATTTTCATCATGCTCATCAAATCATCTTCATTTTTAGCCTTTGTGGCATGCCGAAACACACGAGACATGTCGTCATCATCACCTGTCTTGTCCGGGTGTGTGACACGAACAATCTGTCCGTACAAATCTTTAAATAACTGATCCTGTTTACGATCTTTCTTTTTATTCACAATAATATTATCATTTTCATCTGTTTTAGTTTTATTCGCACATGGCTTATCGATACTTGTTCTGTCAAAAATCGATATACTGTGCTGCTGTTCCAGGTCAACAATATACAGATTGAATTGTGTTTTATATTCAACCATCTGTTCTTGAACTTCTTGCAGCTCAAGAACTAGGTATTCATAACGTAGATTATACTTTTTTAACTTTTTTTCATTTTTCATGGTGCGCAACTTGAGAAAATACCCCGAGTTTGTATAAATAATTATGTTATGAGTCAAAAATTCATAGTTGAAGGCGGCCTGAGTATACCCTCAGGGAAATTCTTAGAGTTGGGCGGCACCGAATTGAGTGCAAGCGCAACTGAACTTAACTTACTTGATGGCATGACTGCTATCAGTACAGATGTAAATCTCGGTACATCCGACACAACATTAGCTTCACAGAATGCTATCAAATCTTATGTTGATGCACAGCTTGGTGCTAGCGTGTTGACATTCACCACAGACACAGCAGGTAACAACGAAGTTGATCTTGATGAAGACACGTTAACATTCGCTGGTCTCAGCGGAGTTGGAGTAACCCATGCTGGTGACACGATCACCATCGCGATGGACGATCTCAATTCGTTCAGCACAAGCGATCTGTCAGAAGGTTCAAATCAGTACTACACTAATGCTCGTGTACATGCGGCATTGTCAGTATCTGATTCCACATCGATTGACATGAGTTACAATGATGCAGGTGTATTCTCTGCAACTGCTATAGTTGACGACAGCTCAATCGAGATTGATGGTACAAATGGCTTACAAGTTAAAGCTTCTGGTGTCACAAACGCCATGTTGGCTGGTTCTATTGCTAATGCAAAATTAGTAAACGATTCAGTTAGCTTCGGTGGTGTAGAAGTTGACCTTGGTGGAACAGACGCTACACCAGCGTTTGATCTGACTGACGCGACTGCATATCCTGGAGACGCAAGCTTGGTAACAACTGGTGCTCTTGATTCTGGTTCTATCACTTCCGGTTTTGGAAACATCGACATCGGAACAAGCACACTTGACGCTGGCATAACCAACTTGACCACGCTTACAGTTAGCACTAGTGCAATCTTGGCTGACGGTTCACAGTTAGCATCTGATGCTGCTCCTACTGCAGACAACGACATCGCCAACAAAAAATATGTTGACGATCAGTTGACTGGTTCAGACTTGGATTTCACATCCGACGGAGGAGAGTCACTCTCCATCGATCTGGACAGTGAAACCCTCACTGTTGCAGGTGGATCCAACCTCACCACAAGTGCTGCTGATAACACAATCACAGTTGCTCTTGACAATGATGTTACCATCTCCGGAGACATGACATCTGCCACGATCACAAACACTGAGTTCACAGTTGATGCAGACGGTAACACCGACATTGACGGTACATTGAACGTTCAAGGTGTTCCAACATTCCAAGCACAATCTGTCCACTCCAGTGGTATCGATTGTAACGGAACGTTGAGCATGGGAACTAACGCTATCGAAGGTACAGCAGACAACATGCTGATCTTTGCTGACGATAGTACTTCTTCTGGAACAGAGCATTCATTTGCTAACGATGATGATGGTGTATTAGCTCTTCAAGCTGTTGACCACATCCGTTCATTGAATGACTTCATTCCTAACGCTGATAGCTCTGTTGATCTTGGATCAAGCGACAAGCGCTGGGCTGAAGTACATGCTGACAAAATGGCTATGGAGCATTGCGAGAAGCGTGACTTCTCCGTTGCCATGAACGGTAGTGCAGTTGAAGTTGCTAACCTCACAGGTTTCGAGTCCGGAAAAATCGTGCTCAAAGTCAAGGACAGCAGCGGTAACATCACATCCAAAGAGATATTGGCTGTTAACGGTTCATTCGTTGAATACGCCACAATCACTTCTGGAACTGAAGTTGACATGACAATCACTGTATCCGGCGATTCTGTAAGAGTTAACTCTGCAAACGGAACTGCTAAAGGATCTGTTGATCTTATCAAGTAATTAATCTTAACCCTTAACCCTAAGAGAGCCGGGCAACCGGCTCTCTTTTTTTGTTTTGGCATAAATACTTAAAATGACACTACACACATCTGATCCTAAACCTGACGCGTACTACAGCACGCACCTGAATAGTCGTATAACTGATATCGAGAATCTCTCTGAACGTATCGCCATGAGTTTAGGGTACCCTCAATTGAACATCGAGGCACATCAGATGCAGGTGTATGACAATATCGCACAAGCGTGTGAGATGTTCACCAAGTTCGCAGGATACACAGAAGAGTACCTGGTGTTTCACAGCTCGTTGTACAACATGCACAAAGGCCTGTACATGCCAGACCTGATCAATTTTACACCAGAATTGAGTGGTGAGATTGTGGAGTCAAAAGTTGGTAAAAACGCACCACAGGTGACAAAACAGATACAATCATTGGGTAATGATGACGTGTTGTACAGCTTTCAAGCCAGTAAAACAGACACCGGCCCGGTAGAGTATCTCCTGGAATTTAAAGGTGAGTTTTACCATCATGCGGTCAAGTATTTGATCACCGCTCTGTACAATGACATAACTGACGAGGTTGACGCGAGTGTTGCAGAGTATGGCACAACATACACAACTCAAGAACCAAAAGTAAGCTTTAATGTGCGTACAGGTGGAGAGCTGGTCGAGATAGTTGTCAATTCTACCATTGAAGGAATTGCAACTGTGACAGTATCAGATTACGAACCAGCTGCAAGCGATACAAAATTAACAACATACAAACGAGGCATGGACAGTTTGTTAGGTACTCATAGGAAAGTTATTGACGTGTTTTGTTTTGAAGAGGGTACCACCAGCGGCATAAACACTCTGTTCACTATCGAACAAACACTAGCACAGCAAACATACTTCAGTTATGCAATGGGTAACTATGGATTCGATCTGGTGAGCTGGTACGTGCTAAAAGAATGGTTGGGCATGAGAGAGAAGCTGTTGTCTCAAAAATTTTACTACAGATTTAATGACCGAGAACAAAGATTGTTCATAACACCTGAACCAATACGCGAGCGCAATCGAGCAGAATTTTACGCAGCCGTAGGTTGCTATCTAGAGAAGCCACTGGAGCACATACTAAAAGAAATTTGGGTGCAGCAATACGCATTAGCATTGACAAAAATCACAATTGCACGTATTCGCGGTAAGTACCAAGGTACAGACTTGTTCGGTGGTGGTTCACCAAATTATACAGAGCTGTTATCTGAAGGCATCAATGAGAAAAAAGAACTTGAAGAGGCCCTGTACAACAACACAGCACCTGGTCTTGGTGATGTCGCTCCTGCTAGATTCTTTGTAGGTTGAAGAAAAGGTCATACAGTCAATACAAGCAAGGCGTATACACACCAGCAAACAAACACAAATACATTGGTCGTGGTAATCCTAGATATCTGAGCAGCTGGGAGCTCAAGTTTTTTCATTGGTGTGATCGAAATCCTAATGTTGTAGAATGGTCCAGTGAGAATGTTGTGATACCTTATGTATCACCTGTTGACAATCGTATGCACCGTTACATGGTGGATAATGTTGTCAAACTCAAAGAAGGTGACAAGATAACAAAATATTTAATAGAGATCAAACCGAAGAAACAAACTCAACCGCCACGTGCTCATGGCAACAAGAAGAAATCCACTATATTACATGAGAACGCCACATACGCGGTCAACATGTCCAAATGGGAAGCCGCTAGGAGATGGTGTTCTAGACGTGGATACAAGTTTCAGATACTGACTGAAGATCATTTATTTCCCGGAAAATGATAGACTTTTGATTACCAGAGATAAATAATTAGTAGCATGGCACTTAACTTACTTGTAGAAACACCAACGGAACGAGAGTTTGAATACATCGTTGAAGAGAACACAGACAGTAAAAAGCAAAATCTGTACATTCAAGGTGTGTTCATGGAAGCGGAAAAATTAAACAAAAACAATCGTGTGTACCCTCTCGAAGAGATGCACCGGGAGGTGGATCGGTATTTGAAAGAGATGGTCTCACAAGGTCGTGCCATGGGTGAATTGAACCACCCAACAAATGCTGATGTAGATCTAGAACGTGCTTGTCATATGGTCACCGAGCTCAAAAGTGATGGTAACAAGTTTGTCGGCAAATCAAAAGTATTATCCACCCCATGTGGTAAAATTGTCGAGGCGTTGATCAGTGACGGTGTGAAAGTTGGAATGTCAACAAGATCGTTAGGCAAGTTGATGGAAGAGAACGACGGCGTCAGCAAAGTGTCAGACATGAGACTTGTGGCGATCGATTGTGTAGCTGATCCAAGCTGCGCGGATGCGTTCGTTAACGGTATTCTGGAAAACAAACAATGGATCTGCAACAACGATGGCAAGTTCGTTGAGGTGTATGAAAAATTTCAAGACGGTTTGGCCACACTGCCAAACACAAGTGACGAGATGCAAGCGTATCTCATGGAACAGATAACAAACTTTATTAAAAAATTATGAAACAACAACTTGATAAACAGGTAAACAACAGCATCAACCGGTTCGTGACCAGTGTTGCAGGCAATGATTTCTCTAGTGCAAACAAACATTTAAAGTCAATTATTGAGAATAAGTTGCTCAAAAAACTAAATAACTTTAAGAACAAACCTTTATTTTAAATATGAAAAACATTACTGATGTACTCAAAGAAGCTGCCGGAGACATTCTCAACGAGGAAGTTTTGGGGCAGATTGAAACAGTTTTTAACGAGGCAGTCGAGGAGCGTGTGTCTTTGCAAGTGGAAAAAGCACTTATCGAGCAAGACGAGACTCACGCCACCAAACTTGAGAAGCTTCTAGAAGCGATTGACGATGATCATACATCCAAGCTTGAGAAAATTGTCGAAGCGATTGACCAGAACCACAGCCGCAAATTAGCAGTTGTTGTGAAAAAGTACGAAAGTGCAGTTGGTGATGACGCTGGTGAGTTCAAAAACACACTTGTTGAGTCAATCAGCACATATTTAGACGAGTATCTTGAGGAGCTTGTACCAACAGAATCCATCAACGAGGCTGTCAAAAACAAAAAAGCCATCACAGTACTCGAAGATTTGAGAAAAAATCTAGCAGTAGATTTCGCGTTGAGCAAAGAGTACATCAAAGACGCGATTGCAGATGGTAAAACACAACTTGACGAAGCATCCAAACGTGATGCTCAATTGTCAAAACAAAACGAAGTGTTGAGTGAGAAAGTACAACGCCTCGAGTCACATATTCTGTTGTCTGAGAAAACAGCAGGACTTGCTGAAGACAAAGCCAACTACATTCATCGTATGTTGAGTGACAAGAGCGTTGATTTTATCACCGAGAATTTTGATTACACAGTACGTTTGTTTGATAAAACAGAAGAAGAAAAATTGGAAGAGTACAAAAAAGAAACCAAAGCCAAAACTGAATCTGTTGACCGTCCAATTGTTGAACAAGTGGACATCAAACAAACTGAATCAACCGATAACAAATACGCTCATGTGAACAATCTTTACATGGGAGAATTGGAGAAATTTAAATAGAAGAGATCTGATGATCTGAGTATGGAGAAACAAGCTATGTCACAAGTAAAAAATTCACAAAGTTACATTGATGAATCCCGCGCTAGCGCGCTTCTTGAGAAATGGAGTCCTGTTCTTGATTATTCTTCCAGCAATGTGAAGACAATTGAGGATGATCACACCCGCCTCAACACCGCCATTCTTTTGGAAAACCAAGAGAACTGGTGTATCGAGGAAGCTAATGTTGCTGGTGGTACTGGCGCCGTGTTTGGCGGCCCCGCTACAGGTGGCGCAGGAGCTACAGGTGGAAATCTGACACCTCTTGGAGATGGAGCATACGCCCAAGGTGATGCACGTCTTCCCAAGATCTTGATTCCAATGATCCGTCGTACCTTCCCCGAGTTGATCACTAACGAAATCGTTGGTGTTCAGCCCATGAGTGGACCAGTTGGTCTTGCTTTCGCTTTGCGTTACAAGTACCAAAATGAAGCTCTTGGTGCAGGACCAGCTAAAGGCGACAGCTCCGGAGGAGCTGATAACCATGATGCAGGTCACGGTGGAGACACAACTGGAGAAGCTGGATATCAATTCCTCGACTCACGTTTCACTGGTACAAGTGCATCTGCACTTTCCGGTAAAAACAATGAGTGGTTATTTGAAGATTCAGACAAGGGTGTCGCACAAGCACTTGCCAATTACGAACTAACCAGTGAAATTCCTCAGATGGAAATCTCTTTCGAGAAGACCGCTGTTGAAGCTGGAACTCGTAGACTCGCCGCTCGTTGGAGTGTTGAGCTTGAACAAGACCTCAAGAACATGAACGGTATCGACATCGACACTGAATTGACTAACGCAATGTCGTATGAAATTCAGGCTGAAATCGACCGTGAAATGATCATGAGAATGGTTCAAGTAGCTCTTAACGCTGGAACTGGAAAAGGTTACAGCAGCTGGAGCCCAAAAACAGCCGACGGACGTTGGATGGCAGAACGTAATCGCGATCTCTATGCTAAGATCATCGTTGAAGCTAACAGAATTGCTGTTCGTAACAGACGTGGTGCTGCAAACTTTTTGATTGCTACACCTAAAGTCTGTGCTATCCTTGAGATGCTCCCTGAATTTCAGTGGATGCAAGTTCAAGGCAGCGTGAACACACAACCTGTTGGAATCGCACGCGTTGGTAATCTTGGCGGAAGATTCAATGTTTACCGTGATACACGTACAGAAGCACAGAATCCTGCTTTCCAAACGGAAGCCGGTGATTCTGATAAAGTAGCGTCTGGAAAATACGGAGCTGGTAATAGAGGTGCAACTGAACTCAACTATGTACTATTAGGGTACAAAGGTCCTGAGTTCTACGACACCGGTATCATCTACTGCCCGTACATTCCTGTAATGGTGCAACGTACCATTGGTCCTAATGATTTTGCTCCTCGCGTAGGTTTGTTAACACGTTACGGCGTTGTTGACAACATCTTCGGAGCCGATCTTTATTACCACTTGATCTTGATCAAAGATCTGAATTCGACGTTCACCCCGGGTACAAGTTCTGTATACATGTAATACACGTAACCAACCTTCTAAACCGTTGAAATGATATACACGGTTTAAACAATTTAAGACCTCTGGTGTAAAAACCAGAGGTCTTTTTTTATGCTCGATGTTGATGAATGATTATTGTTTCAATGTCTTGGCATGTAACTGAGCTGGATCGATCAAAATGTTGCTGATCAACGACTCGTCACTGGCTCTCACCGGGTTGATATCAATGCCCCCTCGTCTAGCGTACAGACAAGTTACGCAAAGCTCGAGTGGTGTATAGATATCTTTCAATCGCTTGAACACTGTCTCGCATATCTCCTCGTGGAAATGACACTCGTCTCTGAATGAAACGATGTATTTCAACAGACTCTCCTCATTCACCGGCAGTTGACTCTTGATACTGATGTAAATATCACCCCAGTCTGGTTGACTGGTCACCCTGCAATTGCTCTTGAGCAATGCACTATGAAAATGTTGTTCGTATGCCTCGACCTGATCGCTCAGCTCGTCTATCTCCAACAATGCCGGATCTTCACTGTACTGCGTGAAAGTGATTTGTTGCAATTGCTCAGCATCAATATGGTCCTCGAGAGTGACATATTTATTACTGAATACATTGGGTGCCTGTTGTGTCGATCCAGCTGGTTCGATATAAACCTGTACGTCTGTTTCAAGTAATGAAGACAAATCAGCACTTGCGCGCTTGGTTATAAAATCTGCCACTTGTGTGGCATCCTTGCCGCACTTGTACATGTTGAACGAGTTAAAATACAGCTTGATACTTTTACTCTCCACAATATACTTGCTATCACAAGGATACACAATTTTAGCTACACCTGCCACTGGTAAACCTTTGTTGGTCAGAGCACTCACTTCATACGCGTTCCACGTGTCGTAGCCTACAAAAGGTAAATCATCATCTTTGATGTCAAGATGCTTGCGATTATTGCTTCTAGGTTCCTTCACCAACAATCCTGGATCATATTGATCCTTGTATTCAGATATCTGCCCTAGATGCTTTGATATTCTCGAGTTGTCTAATGTTGTCATAAATTCTTCAATGTGTTTTTTATTGTTTGTAATCTTGTGTTCACGTCACCTTTCAACACAACAAATTCTGGATGTATGTGTTTCGTGTTAATGTAATCGTCATACAATCGTATTATGTCGTTTCGGAACTGTGTGTCTATACTCCTCACACCATCATCTTCTAGAGGCACATCACCTGGATGTGTATAAAACACAACATCCAAACGCTCGATCAATAGATCGTGCAGCATGCAGGCATGCCTGTACACCCATTCACTGACTGACCCTTGCTCGAACAACCATCTTGTGTATATGTATCCATCTATTATACACCTATCTAAAACCATACATTTCTCTTCAACATGATGATTATACAGATGTTCACTCAAAATGAACAATTGTGTTGTATCGTTACCATGAGCATTGATGTTCAATCCTTTACTAGCCACTTTTCTGGTAACTTCTTTGACAAAAGAACACTTACGAAAGTGCTCATCTCGCGACATTTGATTCAACAACGTACTCTTACCAGTGCTTTGAGCACCTGTGAAACCTATTAACATACCAATATTATAGATACAACCTGTAAGAGTTCAACTCTTTTGATCAGGATTTGTTGCATCTTCTGGTGTGTTTTTTATCATGCTACTCACATACTCAACAATGATTAAACTTTTCTCCGCAATAAAATCATCAGCACACTCGAATCCATCCATCTTATTCATGTCAGCCTGTGTTCGTGCCAGTAACAACACATTATAAAATGCGTCTTCAACTTCTTGTTTTGAGTATGGTAATGGTACATGCATGTCTATTTCCAGTTGTGTATTATGTTAGCCATTATCAATATGGCACACACAAGGTTAACCAACAACACAACGGTTCTCAACACAGCAACCGCGTTGTCGTATTTTTCAGTTTTATCATCGGAAAAGCTACCTATAGTGTACTTCCATATTGTCCAGTATCGTTTGATCATGTTGGGTATTGACATTTGTCGTTTAAATCATTTTGATGTTCGCTATGCGGTTTGTCACAGTTTGATTCTGTCCACATCGCACACAACATGTTCCACACAACAGCAGCTGCGTGATCCTCTTTGTCATCACCACGCCACCATGCATCAAGATGTCTATGTGCACAATCATAAAACACACTCAGTGGCATGCCTTTCATCCAATTGTTCTCACCATATTTCTCTGCTCCATCCAGATATCTCTTCATGACACGCTTCAATTCTTGTTGAGGTACGAGACTCATTCTCAATTTACCTTCACCAGTGTCCCGTTGAGCACCAGTTTCAAATTGTCTATTTTGTTGTTCCATTTATATCATCTGCATCCTGTATTTGATAACGTTTACTGTATGTCATCAGTCCGCAGAATGCTGCCATCGCTACAGAATACACACTAAGCCACGAACCTTCTCTCGCCATTGTTACGGCGCATATCATGTTGATGATACATGCCACGATGAGTATACGTCCTTTGCTGTTCAGATATCTCCATGACACCATCATGTCAATAGCCATTTCTCAAAAAAAGCCTCCCATGCACAACCAGCCATGCCATGTAATTGCTTGTGTATATCACCGCCTGTGTTTCGCGTGGACATCTCAACAATCACAGGACCTTCATCCACTTCTGGTACAACCTCGTGTATAACCACACCAATCAGTTCGTGCAGTTCATCATCTACTCTGTCTTGTGGATCTTTGCCTTTGAGTTCCGGATATTTTGTTATTAATCCAGGATGTAAATTGTATATGTCATGTGTCTTGCACACGCTTTTAGGAATAATCCTCATCCATCCATGTAACGTTACAATACAACCATCTTCACATTCATCTAACATGAAATCATAATCTTGCTTTTTCGGCCAGTTGTTGGTGTATCTGAACTCTGTTGATAGATCTTTCAACCCAGGGTGTATATCTGATATATCAGATTTGTTGGTCACAACACAATCCGGTGTTATGTTCAATCGTCTGGTCAAGTTGTATATTTCAGACCCTGTGTGACTGAAGAACGCATACCATTTTTTACCGTTTATCATCGTCTGAGTATCTTTTTAAACATTTTAGTGTTGTGTTCAAGATCTTCAAGCTGATCATCAGTGAATTCATGCTCGATCAAATCTGCTAACATGGTTGATGGCTTGTGTTCTAATCCGAACGCGTCGTTGTATCTGCATCCTTTGATACTAGCAACCACTGGATTGCTTGTATCAACGCTCTTGATATTGTGTATATTATTGTCAACATAATAACTAAATTCTTTTGCTAGGCTACACCCTAATAAATGATGTGGTTTGTCCCATCTCCATATACCTTCATCGATGAGCTGATGTATGAATCTTTGTCTACCAGAACACCACAATTGCAACTTACGGCCAGCTGCAGTTGTTGTGACACGACCTGTGTGCTCATAATAACTGTAATCGAAGCTTATCGCCACATAATCCGCGCGTGAGCTTATGTATTGGTAGCACCTGACCAGATCGTTCCAATCCTTGCCTTGTACAACACCGATCTTCAAAGCACCGGCACCAAGTGCGTTTGTTCTATCAGTCCAGTATGTCATCCAGTTGTCCCATGCATCTATTGTACCGTCACAACATTCTAACACGTCAGGCACGATGTAATAGTTAGGTTTCAATCGTTCGATCCATTTGACATACTCTTTGGGTTCAAAACTCTTGCCTAGTTCAAATATACTGTTGTCAAGCAGCACCGGTACATCTGAACATTCTGTTAAATTTTTGTAAAAATTATAATATCTTGGATGCGTTTCA